CCCATTTAAGCATTTGTTAAATTAAGCACCATCATTTGATACACAGAAAGACACTGCATGTCTAACTGCTACATCAACTGTTTGAAGGGCAATAATTCTAACTCCACCTGAAGTTGAAAGAGCATAAGGATCAACTTGGATATCAAGTCCACCATACATACCAATCAATAGATCAGAGAAGTTACCAAAGTAGAAGTCACCTGAAGTTACTTGGTTAGAAACAATAGTGTTATAACCATTCATTCTTCCATCAGGCTCAACTACGAATTGACCGCTACCGCTATCTTTAGAAGTAGTTTTCAATGTGCCATAGTCTGCAGGTCTGCAGATATAAGCTAAGTTGCCAAGTAATGCATTGTCATTAGAAACAGCAGATTCCATTCCAACGATTTCAGCAAAGGTTGGGTTAGCAGCAGCAAATGTTGTGGTATTAACACCTGAAGTGTTTTTGATACCTGTAGGCTGTCCGCTTGAACCTGAACCAGCTAAAGCACCCAAATCAATAGCAACAGCGATTGATTGTGTTAGGTCGTCTCTGATTAAGTTTTCAATGTCTAGTGAAGACTGCTGTAACATAAGGCGACTTGCGTCTGTAAAAGCGCCAATTACGCGAGGTGTCATAGTCACAGAACCTGAAGTAAATTCAGACTCACTAGCAGCTCCACCTTCACTAGCAATCCAGCCAGCAGAAGATGATGCTGTTTTCTTAGGAATAACCACATTGCCTGAAAGACCATTAAGCATTGTAGCGCCAGCTTGCATTACTGAAGATGCGTTTCTTAGCACATCAATGAAGTCTCCACCTCTGTAATCTTCTGATACAAGAGTAGAGTCATCGGAAGTGTTAAGATCTCTCTTCCAGTTTCTTAGCACATCAGCAGGAAGCATGATACCTTTGGCAACATTTCCTGATTCTCTTTGAGCTGCTTCTGAACATTCAAATTCAAAAGCTGCATCTTCTTGTGCTTTTCTATCAGAAGGATTAGCTAAAGCTCTGATTGCTCTCACTAAGCTAAAGTTTCTGACTTCTTTTGGTGTCATACCGATTTCAGCAGTTTCTAGTGGCTTGTCATTAGCGATATTGTCTAACAAAACTCCTCTAAACTGTTCAACGGATAGACCCTCTTGGATAGCCTTGTCAGCTAGATCTCTTCTATTGTGTTTTGCAGCTAGGTCAAGAATTTCTTTTGAACTTCTTTTGAACTCAGCTCTTGCTTCTTCAATAGATTTTGCTCTAACTTCATCAAGGTTAATTTCATTTTTGACTTCTTCTGTCATTTTTTTCTCCTCGAAAGTTATATTAGTTTTAGTTTTTTCTTTAGAACGACCAACACCAACAGCTTTAGACTGGTCAGCAGGGACAGAAACGATTGACACCTCTAAAGGAGTAAATGCAACTCTGTATTCTGCTTGATCTTTGTCTGAAGATCTTTGTCGCTCCATTCTATCAATTTTGTAACCTACTGAAATATTCTGACGAATACCATCAACTACATCATTGAATACTTCATCCGCAAGTCCATTTCTACCGAAACGAACAACAGCTATTGTACGCTTAGCCTTCGGATCAAGTTTAAACTCTTCAATCACTCCAATCTGTTTAGTCATGTCGTGATCTAAGAGTAATGGCGCTCTACCGCTTGCGATAAAGTCCATTCCAATATCGCCTTCTTGATGTGAAAGTACTTCCATACCAAAACTGCGCTCAACAGGTTCTTCGGATGACACTCCGATACGAACTCGTCTATTTTTTTCATCAATATGTGAAGCTCTTGAAAGATCAACAGTTCTGTAAACTACATCTCCATTGAAATCTCTGTCTTCTTCATCTTGATAGGAATTTCCTACTTCGACATTTTCGGAAATATCCTCGTTTTCTACATCCTCATTGTGCTTCTCAAACTCAACAACTATAGAGTCATCGGTTTCAGATACACTGAGGATATGTCTATCATCTTTTTCCATAGGTTTCTCCTCAGTATTTTCTACTGGATGATTTTCTGATTCAAAAGAATCGGAAACTTGTCTAATATCATTAATCTTGGTAAGAGTAGAGAATTTATGACCAACCTCTATATCTGTCGGTTCTCCATCTCTATATAGCTGGATTAATGCCGCAGGATCTTCATTAGTTC